GCCGGGATACTTGATCGTCGTGCCGCTTTGCCCGCCTTGCGTCTGCGCCAGGGCGATATCCTGAATGGTCACGCTGCCGTCCTTGCCCGTCGCCTGGTCCCAATAAATGACCGTCACGGCGCTGGTCAACTCGCTCAAGGTCGGGCGCGAAAAATCCTTGATGCGCGAGATGTTCGTTTCGTCCAGGGTCGGAATCGTTTCTTCGTCGATATCGTCCCGCACCAGCTTCAGCATGAATTTACCGGTGGCCCGGTCGACGAAGAGGGCGCCGTCGATATGGCGCATGATCTCGCGCAAAAAGTCTTCAATCGCCGACTGTTTATCCCACAAGAGCGAAATGCCCATGCCCTCGTTTTTCATCGTCTGCGCCGCCGCCAGAAAAGAGGCGTTGTCGATATCGGCGGTGGTGTAGCCCATGCCCCAGGCGGTATCGGTCAGGCATTCGCGGATGATATGGGCCGGGTTCATGTCTTGCCCGATGGCCGCGAGGGTCGGCTCCCATTGCGGCTCGCCGCTGGTCAGGTTGGCGATGCGCCGGGCGCGGAAGGCCCAGGCCTTGATGTAAGGGTTCATGCCGGTGTAGACCTGGCGAAGAACAACCCCAACCACGCCGCGAAAGGCGGGCACGTCGCCAAGTTTCGCGGCCAGGTAGCTGTTCTGCCCTTGCGTCGGGCCGCCCATTTCGATATCGACCAAGCCCGAAACGCCCCCCTCGCGGCTCTCGCCGCCGAAGAGAGAAAGCGCGTCGATTTCGATCTGCCCGCCGGTCGCTTCGCCGGACCAGGCCACGCGGTCGCCGACGAGGATCTTGGTCACGGCGTCGACGGGGCCGTGGCATAGCACCATGTGCATGCCCACGTAATAGCGATATCCGACCGTTTGCGCCTTGCTGCTACCGCCCATTTACCCGCTCCACCACGTCAAGGGCCATGGCATCGCCCGTGGCCGCGATTGTTTCGGCCTCGATTCCGTGCTTCAAAAAATCGCCCCAGTCCAGCCCGTGCCGCTCGAAAAAGGCCCGTGCCCCGGATGAACACATGCCGCAGGCGCGGACGTCATTCATGGTGATAATCATTTTTTTCCGCCCTTCTTGCGAACGGCCGAAGTCTTTACGTCGCCGTACCAGACCACGTTCGGGGCGGTCAGATCGCGGGTACCGAAGAGCACGGGGATCTCGCGCCCCTCTTCGGCGGTGGGCGCGTTGACCTCACCGACGCCTGGCGATGGCTGGTTCTGCCCCGCCTTCGACATCATCGCGAAGCTGACGACCATCATGACGACCCACACCACCACCATCGGCCACATCAGACGAGCGAGCCTCCATCGAAAGGGTTGCGGGCGGGGAAATAAGGGAACCCGCCGAAGTTCATAAGGTTGTTAAACTTGCTTTCACATGTCGTTTTCAGTCTGTCGCAGCCAGGGAAAAGAACGACCGGCTCGCTGCCCATGCTGATCGAAAACGGGCGGGCCAGAGTGATCTTGTCGCCGACGTGCGCGGTGATGAAACGGAAGGCGCCATCCGGCCCCCGCGCCGCGCCGCCGGTAAAGTAGCCGTCGGCATAGCTCGCGGCGGCAGAGACGGTCAGGTCGTTGCCAGAGACGGCGAGCACCGAACCGTCGACCCGGTAGGAATCCATGCTCACCAGACAGCCGCGCTGATAGATCGCGTGGCGGCAGTTGCGCTGATACCGCGCCCGCAGCCCGGCCCGACGTAGCGAAGAGAAGACTGATTCGCATTCGAGAATGATCTCGAACTGGTCCGCCTTAGCCGAAAGCACGCGCCCTTTCCAATAGCTGATGAACTCGCTCGCCGTGTCGGTCGTGTGCCCCCGGTAGATCGTCAGGGTGGTGGTGCCTTCCGGCGCGAAACCGAGGAACGAGGCGGCGAAACGGTTCTCGCGGGGGAAGGTCAGGCGCAGCCCGGCCTTGCTGATTTCCTCGTTCTGCACTACGTCCCCCCGCTTGATGCTTTCGGGGGTGAAGGTGTCGCTGCCCTTGACCACCGGATGCGCCGATGAGGTGTAGCGGTGGAAGACGCCGACGGCGTAAAATTCATAAAGCTCGACCGGCTGTCCGCTCTGGACCGATGTTTCAATGGTCGTGTAACTCATTCCGGAACCTCGGTAATGGGGATCGACACCGACACGGCGCCAGCCTCGCGGTAACGCAATTCCACCCGGTCGGAATCCAGCCGCACGTGCGAAATGAACGAGATGCGGTCAATCGTCGCCAGGGGGATATCCACTCCGAAAGCCGCCGCCAGATAGATCGTCTCGTTCCCATCTACGTCAATGGCCGCGCCGGTCGTGCGGTTGAGATAGGTCGTGCCGTCCAGCAGCCGCACCACGATGTCGTGCGCGTCGAGATAGAGGTTGTAATCGATGACCCGGGCGGTGATCGAAACGTCGGTCAGGGCGATATCCACCAGGGGCACGATGTCTTGGTTCCAACTCGGCACGAAGAAGGCCTTTTGCTTGCCGCGCACCGAATGCAGCCAGCGGCGAAGCGTCCACAGTTCCGCCCGGGTCAGCACATCGAAGTTGAGCGATTGCCGAAACTCGGGGAAATCGCGGCGCGGGTCGAGAACCCGCACGCCGATCTCATCGTCGAGCACTTCCACGTCGCGGAAAACCTGCTCGGAAAGATCGCCGAGAAAGACCGACGGCGACAGCAGCAGGTCTTTGCCCCGCAACTGCGGCAGGGTCGTCGCGCCCAGATCGCGGGTATCCGTGCCCAAAAAGGCGACGGTGCCGAAGACGATGCCGTCGGCGTTGCGCCGGGCCGAAAGCCCCTCTTCGGCTTGGGCGAAGAGCACCGGGATACACCAGGCCGATGAATAGGCGCCGACCGTGGCCAGTTTAAAGGTCAGGCTGGCGGCCGTGAGCGAGTCGACTTCCAGCGCCTCGAACTGGTGGTCTTCCTGGAAGAGTACGACCACGCCGCCGGCGAAGAAATCGCCCTTGGTGGTGTCCAGTGCCAGGGTCAACGTCCCCGGCGAAACGGCGCCGATATAATGCGCGTCGGCCCACATCGGCACGGCATAGACCCGGTGCGCCCAGCCG